GCATGAAAGAGTATTCGTTCCATACCCGCTTGTTAATCTCAAGGGCTTTTTTTTCAGATTCTGATAATTCAATCTCTTTCCCCTTTTTGAATGCCGCGTTAATCTCTTTCATCCGGGATCTACCTTTTTCCAGATATTCAAGTTTTTTCTGTAATCGTTCGATTGCGTCCGGATCATCTGAAAATATTGTGTTGTTAAGCTGCCTCTTGAGATTATCTGCTTTATCCCTGTGATATTCGGCCATGTTTGAATGTTCTGTGCTTTTGTGCATAAGATTGTTCGATCTTTTGAGCGTATTCCGGTGTCTTTTCTCGGAATGATGCCCTACGAGTATCGGCTGACCTAGTGGGATACCTTCCACCAGTTTATCAGCTGACTTTATAGTCTGGTCAGCTTTTTTATCTCTTGATTCAGCCCATTCAAGCCGTTTTTTTAATTTTCTCTCTTTTCTTTCTCTTCTTGTCATACTTCACTCTCCTGTTTTTCCGGGTAGTACCCGGTAATTATATACTTGCTCTTGCAGAAGCGCTTAGAAGCGCTCTGTAAGTGAGCAGATCATACATTCCCTGCTCATAGCAGTGCTTTAAGACGGCCTGATACCGTCTTAAGGCAATTGATTTGCCTTCTGCTGGATTACCACTGATAGTGATAATAAAACTATCAGTAGCAGCCTTTAAAGAAATTTTTGAAAGATTTGCCATCGTCTGCCTTCTTTCTGAACATGCTTTATTTTATTTTTTTGCATGTTCTGATTATAATTTAGCATAAATTTGAAAAGAAAAAATAAGACAAAAGGATGAATTTTTTATAGGAAAAGTATGATTTTTTTATAAGACATATGTCCTATGAAATAAAAAAAGTTTTAATATAATTTGACAATTAAGCTATTATGTGATATTATAGATACTGTGCGATGACTAATTTTTAAGACTGATTACCAGGCTGTATAAAGGGAGCAGTAACTACAGCTTGGTAGATTAAAGGAGTACAGGCGGTGAGATATAAAGTTATTACAACGATATTCAGAGATTATAAACCCGGTGATTTAATAGAGAAGGATTCTTCATCCATTGATATTTATTTTAGCCCCGGGTATAGAACCATTCCAAGTACAGTGGTTTGTTTATTACGACGGGAAAAGGAATGAATAAAAAAAAAAGAAAAACAAGAATAAGAAAAAAGAAAAAATACGTTTTAACTCCTAAACAGATGCAATTTGTGGCAGATTATACAGATATAAACTCCCCTACATATAATAACGGTACTAAGTCTTATATGAAGAATTATAATAGTCATTCAGTAAACGGTGCTGCTTCCGCTGCTTCTATTTTGGTGAGAAGCCCTAAGATACAGAGTGCTATTCAGGAGATTATGGAGAAAAATCAGTTTGGGGTACAGGACCGTATCGCCCTACTCGCCGACATTGCCAAGGGAAGGCGTCTCCGGAAGTCTACCACAGTAGAGAGAGACAAGGACGGAAAGAAAACCCGGGAGTATGAGCATGAAATAGAGCCAAGTGCTACGGAAATTGGGAAAGTAATCGATATAGCAAATAAGATGGACGGAACTTATGCACAGGCTGACGCGGTTGCAGACTTGGCAAAGGACGAGTTTAAAGATATGCGAAAAAAGCTGTTTAAAGACGCTGAGGTAATAAAATGAGTATAGTACCAATAAGGGTAATAAGATTGATTGTACCCCCGCTCACGTTCAATCTGAGGCATATTTCAAAGGGGTGGGAGATGATAAATTAAACAAAGATAATATGTATAGATTAGTGAATAGATATATAATGATACAGTTTTATAGTTATGTTGCAAGATTTCGTTTAAGTAAAAATAAGCTTATAGCTACGGAGTAGAGTGGAAACCGGAACAGGGGTGGGGCTAAGGGGGGTTGCGCGTGTAGAGAGTTACCCCTGAAAGATCCCGAAGTAATTTTACAAAAGGGGTTGACAAATTACATAAGGTAGTATACTATTTCATACAGTATTGTATGATAAAAGATACAGGAGGTAAGACGATGGAAAAGATGGAAGCGTTAGTCCATTCGATATGGAGTCGGTGGATGAAAAAGCTATTATCCGGATGCGGGTCTGGAGACTATCCCGGGGATTTAGTTATTCCGGTAAGTTATGTAGAAGAGATAGCGAGACAAATGAATACTAATTATTATGAGCTTGACCATGGGGAAGACAAAGAGCATATAGACGAATGCCGGAAAATAGCTGAGGATATATGTGAAGTAATCGGGGAGGAACTATGAAAAGTAAAAAGATAATGAAATTTAAATATTTCAAGTTAAGGTTCAGGCGATATGGGTTTCAGTTTTTAAGACAGATAGTACATGGAAAACAGACACCCTGGGGATATGTGGTTTTAAAAAGTCATTACAGGAAAAGAAAAAAGGAATTATTTTGCGAGAAGAAAACAAGAATAGTCCGGATATTTTTTCTTGTGATTGTATTAGAAACGATTTATGAAGGTAGGTGGAGAGCTATTTATAAACTGAATAAACCTTTGATAAAGTATAGGAGAGAACAAAGAAGAAAATATGCATAGAATAAATATTTATAAAAAAAATGTATTCTTATTTATTCTTTTCTTTTCTATTCTATTCTCTTCTATTCTCTTCTGTCCTGATCCCCTCATGATATGTCATGATATGTCAGGAGAAAATAAATGTACGGCTTAATAAACACTATACATGAAAAACATAAGTTTTCTGAATGTGTTGAACTTGCTAAAGAGTTTTATTCCGGGAAGAAAGTTTTGGAAGAGACCATACAGGACAAGGCTACATGGTATTATTTAAGATATAAGGCACAGACTGATTTATTTTTTCTTGGTTATCATATTTTAGACTGGAAGACTCCGAAAAAAAATAAGACATTTAAACGTCGTAAAAACGGGATGAAGAGAATTGATATAAAATTTCATCGATGGCTTGCTAATTTCCTTCAAATAGATGATGACCTGTTATGTTTGGTTCCGCGTGATCATTTAAAATCGACATGGTTAAAATTGGATCTTGTTAGACAGATATTAAATAATTCTTATGTAAGAATAGGATTATTTAGTGTGTCCGCGGGACTTGGAAGAGATCAGTTAAAAGATATTAAAAATACTCTTATGAATCCCATGCTGAGAAGACTTTTTCCGGATATATTACCTCCGAGAGATAAATGGGAAAAAGATGACCGAGACACCTTAACTATTTTAAGACCGGATAAAAATCTCATATTACAAGGACCACAGATTACAGTAAGAGGTACCGGTGGTACTATTACCGGACATCATGTTGACATAGCTTATCTTGATGACATTATAGATCCTTCGACGGTAACTACCCCGGAACAAATGAAAAAGAGTGAAGACTGGTGGGCTTATATTCAGTCGGTGGTTGAGAATTCAGGAATAATAAAAGTTGTCGGGACTCATTATCATTATAACGATTTATATTCGTTGATGATAAAGAATAAGCATTTTGATAAAAAAAGAATTGTCCGGAGGCCGGCTATAGAAAATGGAAAAGTTATTTATTCAAGCTGGTATACAAAGAAAGATTTGGGACAGATTCGACTTCGTAATTCAAGTTATATTTTTTCCTGTCAGTATATGCTTAATCCTATTCCGAAAGAAGATCAGATATTTCCTCCACCACAACCGACTTTTATACCTCCTATTCCTAAAGATGAGAAAGGATATAAATATTATATCACGCTTGATCCGGCAGCAACGACAAAAAGTTATTCAGATGAAACAGGAATGATTATTGCTGCGGTTAATCATCTTAAACAGATATGGATAGTGGAAGCCATAGGAATGAAAAAAAAGGGGAATGAGATTGCGGATATATTGATTAAAAAATGCGTGCAGTATAAACCTGAGAAAGTCGGAATTGAGTTCGGGTTACAGACCGCACTGCAATATATAATTGAACAGCGGAAGGATGCCTATCAGATTCAGAATCAAATTGAAGTTCCGTTATATATTGAACCTATCCAAGTGTCTAATAAAATGAGTAAGGGTGCGCGGGTTAATCATACTCTCGGGGCGTTTATTCGTGCCAGAACGGTTTTTATTTCCGAATATTGCCGGGAACTTCTTGCAGAGATGGAACATTTTACCGGTAAGGGAAAAGAAAAAGATAATCTTGTAGATGCAGCAAGTATGTTGTTTCAGTTAATTGATGGGTTTTCTTTCAGATATTTTAAACCGAAAAATTTTGGTCCTAAAACTTATGGGGAAATGTTTGACCGACTTTTTAAAGAACAGGAAAAAGGATATTCATGGAGAAAGGAGTTTATAGCCTAATGCCTTTTATAGATTTTGTGTGTGATAACTGCGGAGAGAAGGTAAATGATCTTTATTTTAAAATCAGTTCTGATAAAAAGGCTGATTGTCCCAAATGCGGTAATTCCATGCGGAGATTGTTCTCTCCCACACCTTTTAATTTTACTTTTAAAGCAGGATGGGATGCCGGGCTTGGAGAGTATGTTACTTCCAAGAAAGAGAGAGCAAGGTTTATGCGAGAGAAAGGATTAAGTTTTCGTGATTGAGATTAAGAAATTAAGAACAATAGTTAATAAAGCCTTTGATTCGGATAAAAATAAAAATAACAGAAAAAGAATGAACCGATATTTAAAATATTTTACTGGGCAATTTTGGGCTGATATGGAGAAGAAAAGCCAATGGGAATCCGGAATATTTATAAATCTGATATTCTCTACGATAATGACAATTGGCCCGATTCTTACTGACAATAAACCGATATGGGGATTGCGGGCAAGAAAACCTTTTTTCCAGAAGTATCTTGAAGTTTATAAGGATGCTGGGGACTGCCTGTGGGATATAGAAGAAATGGATATGAAACTTTTTGATATATGTCTATGTTCTTTGATTATGAAGATAGGATATTTTAAAGTGTTTTTTGATCCGGATAGGGAAGATGGAAAAGGGGAAGTGACTATCTCATTAGTGGACCCGCGGGAATTTGTAATGTGTCCCGGGTATACAGATCCATGGGATGCTCCCTGGTGTGGGGAAAAAATGCTCAAGCCTTTGGATTGGATTCGCAGAACATTCCCGGAAAAAGGGAAAGAAGTAAAACCTGAAAATTATCAGGATGATGATAATAAGCTTAATATTGATGAAGCGGAAGATTATGAGCTTACAGATCAGTTTGCCATGATTTATCATATCTGGATAAAAGATGATACTGCCATGACTTATCTTAAAACAATGGCAGATCCGGAGACCAAAGAAATAAAAAAGAAAAAGGTAAAAGAAAAAAGCAGTTCTGGATCCTGGATAATTACATTTGCTGATAATATGGATGAGCCTCTTGAGGTAAAACCGTATGAATATAATCACAAAAAGGCTCCCTATGTTCCTCTCTACGACTACAAGGTCCCGTTTAGGCATATGGGAATGGGAGAAGTTGACCAGCTTGAAACACTTAATCTCGAATATAATTTGATTGCGAAAAAAATAGCAAAGCATGTAAAAATGTATGCAGACCCAAACTGGATAGTGGATGCGGCGAGTGGAATTGATCCTGAGCTCTTTAAAAAAGAACTTGCGGGCGGTGGTAATGTCTACACCAAACTACAGGGGTCTGATGATCCCAAACAGGCACAGATAGCGGTGTTTAATCCCCTGGGATTGCAGTTTTTTCAGAGTATTCCTGCTGCGGTAGAGGAGGTGTCGGGTGTAACAGAGACTTCAAAGGGCATGAGCGCAAAGAAGCAGAGACAATCTGCTCATGAAATAAGTGCTTTGCTTGAGACGTCTTATACCAGAACAAGGCAAAGAGTAAGAAATCTTGAATGGACGATTAAAAGAGTATATCAGCTTGTTATCGAAATAATGCAGGAATATTATACCGAGACAAGAACGTTTGGAAGAACGACGGAGGAAGGACACGAATGGTTTAATGTAAGCAATAATAAAGAGTTTGCGTTGAAGATGAATGAACCGCAGCCCCCGGAACAAGGTATGGGACAAAAAGATCAGACAGAAATAGATCAGGATAATAAAAATTATGAACAGGCTCAGAAAGATTATGGAGCTTTGGTCGAATATCTTACTGACGAGAATTCCGTATACGCGAAGTTTGATATTATAATCGAGACAAATAGTACTTTGCCATTAGACAAACAGTCACTTGCGAATCTTTGTCTACAGTTGGCTGAAATACAATTGACTCCTAATTCGGCGATTGATCTTGAAACACTTCTTGAAGTGCTTCAATTTCCACATAAAGATAAGGTTTTAAAAAGATTAAAAGCTGTACAGCAACAAATGGTGCAGCAACAGCAAGGAGGTAAATAAT